AAGTCTTATATGGATAAGATATATAAGGATATGATCAAGAAGATGAACTCTAAAACCCTGACTCGTAACGACTAACTGCTTCTCTTATAACTGAGTAGTCCCTAATACTAGTCATATTCTTAAGCTCTTGCATCTTCATAGGACTTCCACAGTCTGATAGGACATCTATAAACTCAATACATTTAGATATCATAATCTCTCTCTTCGTTACTTCGTTCTTTTTGTCGATTATGTCTTTTATCATATTATTCATTAATCTTACTACTGTACTTCTGCTGCACATCATTTCCTTAGCAATGCTGTCTTGAGTTATAACTTGCTGTCTATCAGACAGTTTCTCTACCGTCTGCCTTATATCGAACTCGGTGTATGATATTCCTCTTTTTACAACGTAAGATGTAGCAGCTAATTTTTCTTCTGTAGATATAATTACTTCTGGATTAAACAAAACCTTACGCATTCTTCTGCAGTAGGGATGCTTTTTAAACTTATAGACCTCAGCAATCATCTGATCTACACGAGCTTTACTGTAGGTTCTTATACTCTTACCACTCTCCCTGTTTCCTATGTATCTAAATATGCCTTGAAATAATTCAAAGTTTATGTCTGAGTTTAAATAAAACAACACTTCAGCATAGTATCGTAGTTGATCAAAGGATAAAACCCTGTGTTGTATCTCGTATAAGTCAAAATGATCAATAGGATTGTCGTACCATACGAAGTCGTAACCTTGGAAATCATGCTCTGTCTGAAGTATTAAGTCATTATGTATAAATTCAAATATTCTCAAAGTTTAACTACTATTTGTCTATCTAGAATAACTGTTAATTTTTCTCCTTCAACTCTAATCTCTGATCCTGCTGCTGAGTCATAATAAACCATATCACCCTTAACAAGACCATGAACCTCTTCTCCTGCGCTAACAACCTCAGCAAGCTTATATCGAATATCCTTGTCGGTATATTCAGTCATAATAAGTCCACTGCTGCTCTTAACTTCTTCTACTTTTTTTCTTAAAACTACAAACTGTCCTATCGCCTTCATGCTCTCTTGTTTGATATTACACAGTTAGTTGTTAGGATTGTTATAGATACGGAAATGGCATTCTGTAATGCATTCTTTGTAACCTTAAGAGGATCAATAATCCCTAAAGAGAACATATTGCCAAATCTCTTCTTCTTCACATCATACCCATAGTTTCTACGTCTAACCTTGTCAAGTCTCTCCACAAACTCATCATAGTCCATAGAGGCATTGCCTAAGATCTGTTGTATAGGCTGTGTTAAGGCATGTGCCAAAATAATACAAGCTTCCTTTCTCTCTTTATCCTTTTCTTTAAAGTACATTGAATGTACATCCATAGCTGCGTTGTAGAGAGCTACACCACCACCTGCAACGATTCCTTCTTCAAGTGCAGCTCGAGTTGCGAATATCGCATCCTCTACCCTGTCCTTCTTCTCTTTCATCTCCACTTCAGTTAAGGCACCTACATGTATAGCAGCAATTCCACCAGAGAGTCTGGATAGCCTGTCTTTATAATGCCAATCATTAGATTGGTCTTCTTTCTTTTTTAGTATGTTACGAACCATCTCTGCTCTATCAGTAATAGCGCTAGCTATTTTTTCAGAATTTTTTAGGCTTATAATGGTTTCTTTGTCAGATGACACTGACTTTTTAACCTCACCTAAGAAAGATTCATCCACAGCAGAGAAGTCATTGCCAGTTTCATCAGAAATAAGTACTGCATCAGTCATCATAGCTAGGTCCTCTAAAAGCTCAAACCTATTTAGTCCAACCCCTTCTGGAGAAACTACATTAACTTTGACAATACCCCTTGCTTTATTTACGTTCAATAGATTCATCACAGAGGTTTCCATCTCTGATATGATTAATATAGGACGTTTGTTCTGCATTGCAACCCTAAGGCATGGCTCTATGTCCTCTACAACCTGTATTTTCTTGTCAGAAACTAATACATAAGGGTTTTCTAGTACTGATTGATTCTTTTCCTTGTCTGTAATCATGTAAGGACTCTCAAATCCTCTCTTGATTCTAGTTCCCTCTACAACTTCTATGTAAGTTTGCTTGGTCATAGACTCTTCAATGGTTACAACACCGTCTACTCCAACCTTAGTGTAAGCCTCTGCAATAATATTTCCGAGCTCTGTGTCGTTGTTTGCTGATATAGTTGCTACATCTATTAGGTTTTCTTCCGTAACAGCCTTAGAACGCTTTGTAATGCCTTTTATTACATCAAAAGAAAGATCCTCTAGGGCATTTCTTAGTTTAGTTACGTTAAGTTCTCCTTTATTTATCTTTTCAAACGCCTTATTGATTAATCCTTGCGTTATAACGATAGAGGTTGTCGTTCCATCCCCAGCTTCATCAGCTGTTTTGATAGATGCTTGCTTAACTACTGTAGCTCCTAGATGTTCTACTGGATCTGTTACGTTAATAGACTTAGCTACGGTGACTCCATCCTTTGTAATGTGTGGTCTACCTACCTCATCCTCTAAAATAACTGTATTTCCTGCTGCTCCTAAGGTTTCTTTTACAGCATTTGCCAACAGATTGATACCCTTGGACAACTTAAACCTTGCATCCTCCTCAAAGATTACGTCTTTTTCTATCATTTGTATATTGAATTTGATTTATTGTCAAATATACAAAGATTATTGTAATCTACAACTCAATATTGCGGATCTTTTCCCCATCATTCCTCCATCTATATGCCACAACGATGAATAGCAGATACAAATTAAACTCATTAAACTGTAGATCTTCTGTCTCTTCGAAGTATTCAAACCCCAGCATCAAGGTATTAGGAAAAAGTAATGTGATTATAAACATATGACCTCAAAGATATAAAATAAAGAAAGGGGGTCAACATAGATGCTAAAGCCCCCTCTTCTTTTCCAAACTAGATATGAAACAAACTTATGCCAAAGATAAACTATTTTACATAAAGATGCATTAAATCTTTTAAATAAATTGCTGTCTTACTGCTAAGGGATGCTTTTCTTAATGGCTTGTAATACTCTTTAAGCACTCTAGCATCTCCTACATACCCTTTCCCTTTTCCAGTCTCATCTATAATGCACAATATGATCACATCATTTTCCTCTGGACTATGAACCAATGGATCATTCTTTTGAAACACCCAAGAGGGATCATACTTACTTTTTCCAAAGAAAGACTTAACATGAACTAGACTCTTCTTAGTTTTCAAATCAGCGTCATAGCTCTTGTCCTTTCCTCTATATATCTTTAGATCAGGTTTACTAATCTTACCGAAGTTCTG